GAAACTAAATATCCAGGATTAACAAGAGATGAACTAACAAAGATAAGTAACAAGACGTTAATTTATCATGAGAATGATCATAGCAATCAAGAATTCTATGAACACTTTTGGGATAACTTTACAACTAATTTAAAATACAAGAGTTTTTATACTTTTAAAGCATCTAGACAATATTCTAGATTAATTGCACAAGTAGTTAAAGACCCTAACCGTAAAACATTTTATTATGGATAACGAAGCAATGGAAATGACATCAGGCGGTAAATCAGTAGAGTCTACTGTTAAGATTACCCGCAAACAATTTGAAGATGGAGGTTCGGAAGAAACTCGTATTGAACAAGTTGAAGGTGGTTATATCATCACAAAAGAATGTCGTTGTAAAAACGACAAAGGCGAATGGGAGTGGAAAACAGAAAAATCTGTAAGTACCGAAGATCCTTCTTTAGATAAATCTGCTGAAGGTATTGCTAGTCGCTTAGAATCAGTACTTAAAAACTTAATGTAATGTACTCAGGTAAAACAGTCTCCTATAAAACAATCCTTGATAAAACTATCAGGGATTTTGGTTTTAACTACGACGTCAAAGAAGAAGAAGGTGTAGAGTGGCTTGCAGAGTTTATGGCACATACTAATGTACCAGTAACTATGGAAGAGAAGATCGCTTATATTCAAATTTGCGATGGGAGAGGTGATTTACCTTACGACTTATATAAGATAGGACAAACTGCTCATATTGTGGGAGTTAGTACTATTGAAGAAGCTGAGTGCGGTAAAGGTAGGTTATATCCAATGCGTTGGAAAACTGATTACTTCCACAACAGATATCATTTAGATGATAGAGATTATACTACCGAAGGTCGTGAGACATACACAGTAGGACAAGGATATATCTTTGGCTCTATGAACGAAGGATTTGTAGCAATGTCATACAGTGCTATTCCTACAGACGAATGTGGATATCCTACTATTCCTGCAGAGCAACAATGGTTAGAAGCAGGTGCGCACTACATAGCGCAACGTATTGCCCGTAAACTATTAATCCGTGGAGAAATTAACCCACAGGTTTATCAAATGATCGAGCAAGATAAAGAATGGTACTTTGCACAAGCGGTTAATCATGCTAAACAATGGAACGGTGTAGACGAAGCAGAAACAGTTAAAAACTCTGTTGTCCGTACTATTCCACAATTGCAAGACCATGCATCTTTCTTTGCTAACATGCAGTTACCTGAACAACGTAAATTTAGACCTAAATCTGGCGTAGCATTAGTATCTACTATTAATGCTGTATCACCAAGTGTCAATGGGCCAAACCCAGCAACATCCTAATAGTTTAACATGGAGCAACATATAAACACCTACCAAGGAATGAATAAAGATACTGCCTACGATAGTTTGGCAGCTACTTTTTATATTGATGCTTTAGATGTAAGAATTACTACTACAACAGGAGATTCACTTGGAGGATTTACTAACATAAAAGGTAACGAATTTGCAGTAGAACTTGAGACATCAGGTATTTTTGGAACAACTCCTTGGACAGCATTAAATCCTGCTATTATAGGATATGCTACAATCCGTACAAAGATTATATTATTTGTTGCTGATGATGATGGCGATAAAGGATGGATTTATAATTTAGAATACGATCCAGCAAACAAGGCAATTACTACTTTTGCTGTTATATATTATAATGCAGCATTAAACTTTAAAAAAACTTGGCCAATTGAGGCATTAGGAAGATTCGAATCTGATTGCATTCAAAGAGTTTATTGGACAGATTATAATAACTTTTTTAGATCTATTAATGTAGTAAGCCCTGGTTTAGTAGATTTACCTGTAGGTCTTGTAGATATCTTCCCAGATGTTAAGTTTACTCAACCTTTATTAGTAGGAGTAGCAGGTGGGGGTAGTTTAACTACAGGAGAATATCAAATTGCATTTAGATTAATTACAGATGACGGAAAAACAACTTTAATTTCACCGCCTAGTAATCTGATCCATATTGTTTCTGATAGTGAGACAGGTATTCCATCTAATCAATATAACGGTAATAGTACAGTAGTCAATAGCGGAAAAGCAATTACTGTGACTGTAGATACTACTAATTATTGGGATTTTGAAAAAATAGAATTTATTGGTATATATAAATCATCAGATACTGCAACTACAGAAGTAGTATCTATTGAGACAATGACTATTGCCGATCAACCTAGTATTACAATTACTTATACAGGAGGAGAGTCAACTATCTTTGATTTAGAGTTACTAGATTTTCTTGCAAGAAACTACGCTTTTAAAACTCCTAAAACTATTGCACAAAAAGATAACTCTTTATTAATTGCAAACATTATAGAATCAACAATAAGCCTGCAAGACTTACTTGAAGATTTAGAAACATTTGAAGCAAAAACTGGGAGATACGATAGTGCGCAAACTTTGCCTACAGGTGATATACTAGAAAATGCTTTTAATAAAGATTACAATTCTGATGCACATTGGAATCCAACTTGGCAAACAGATTCTCAATATAGATATCAATCTGATGGATTACGATTAGGAGGAGAAGGCCCTAATATTACTTATAATTTTCATTTAGAAGAATTTACTTTAGAAGAAACTAGTGTGCTTGCTGGGCAAACTGTAGGATTAACTTACGTAAATGATACTCCTGATTCACCAGGACACGATTTAAATGACGGCTACGGCCCTTATGCTAATACTACATTTCCTAATTACGCATCTCCATTTATTTCTGGATTATTACGTGGATACAAAAGAGGAGAAACTTATCGATTTGGTATAGTATTCTACACTAACAAAGGGGAAGCTACTTTTGTAGAATATATTGGAGATATTAAATTTCCAGATATTTCTGAAGTAGATTCTGTAACAAATAATTCTGGTTACAAGTTCTGGCCACTAAGTAAAAAGAAGACTGCAAGTGAGGACACAGTAGGATATTCTATGGGAATAGAATTTCAAATAGATTTTAGTACTTGTCCTAGTTTAGCAAATAAAATTACTGGATACCAAATTGTTAGAGTTAAAAGAGAAAGTACTGATAAAAGAAGATTGACACAAGGATTATTAAAAGGTTTTTATTATAATCCAATTTTAGAACCTCATTTTACAGGTACAGGAGGATTTGATTTACGAGTAAATGAAAATAATAATGTTTTACATTTATATCCATATTATCCAGATTCTTCTGCAAATAATGCATCTTTTGCAACTTTAGAAGATTCTTCAGTTAGTAGTTATGTTCCACAATATTATAATTACGATAGATTAGGATCTTATTTAGGATTTTATTCTCCAGAAATATCTTTTGATAAAAATAGTGTAGCAGACTCAATCTTAAATTTAGGAGGTAATCCTTGTTTACTAATTACAGGAGCTTATAGTAATAGAGTTACTTGGGCAAATTCTACACATGATTGGAGTGATGTAGATCTAGGGGAAGACTCTAAAGATATAAGAAATCAATATTATGATATATATCCTGTAAACTTTAATACAATAGAAAATATTAAACGTTGGCAGCATAATGCTAAGTTTAAAATGGAAGACACTTCTGACTATGAAACTAAGGTAACTAGTAGTATGTTTTCTGGTTATTACATGCGAAATTACTGGTGCATGGATAATTATTTTGATGCAGGAGATCCACAAGTTAATCCTAATAGGCCTCAACAAGGTTTAGGAGTAAGTGAAGTACCTGAATTTTTTAAAGCAGGATCTAGTGTTATAGGTAAAGTACAAAAAATTGATACAGACTTTTTTACTAATACGCCTATAACAGGTTCTACTGAAGATTATTTTAAAGCTCCTAATAGTGTATTTCCTGTAAATAGAACTTCTTTTGTAGCAACTGGAGATTACGATAATTATTTTCCTATCACAGAATGCATTTTACCAAAACAAGAAGTATATGGAGGATATACTGAATCAAGTTTAGAGGCTAATAAATTTATCCCTGCATCTCCAATCATTGATCCCGCAAATACAAATCCTATAGTATTTGGAGGAGATATTTTTGTTAACATGTTTGTAGTCCAAACAGGTTTAGTAGAATTTAATACAGCTTTTTACGGTAATAATAAATACCATAAAGACAATACTATTACTGATATAATTGCTTTAGAAACTGAATTAAATTTAGAATTAGCGAATGGAGCAACTTTGCGCACAGGAGTTAAATATGAATTTACAGGAGGATCAAATACTTTACTAGAAGCAGCTTTTAGACAAGAAACAAATAATGCTGAAGCACCATATGCAGAAGTATTAAATATGTATAGCTATAACATGGTATACTCTCGTCAAAATGACGATTTAGGATTCTATGTACAGCCTGCAGATTTGCAAAATTGTGGAGCTAATGATATTAGAGCATACTTATCTAATGTAAAAATTAATGAAGAAACAGTAGATTCTTGGACTAAATACGGAATAAATAACTATTATGATATAGATGACTACGGTCCTATTAATAAAGTAATCAACTGGAAAGATACTGTATATTTTTTACAAGATAGAGGAATGGGAGCATATACCATTAACCGTGCCGCCGTTACTACTACTGCTGATGGAGTTCCTACTCAATTAGGTACAGGATTAGGATTTGGTAAACATATTTATTATTCTAAAGTTCACGGAGCTATTCATCAATGGGCCGTACAAGCTACGGAAGCAGGTCTATATTTCTTTGATGCTTTTCATAGAAAAATATTTATGATGCAAGCGCAGTCAGGACAAACTGCTAACAGTGCTATTTCAGAAATTAAGGGAATGCACAGCTAC